GGTCTTGGCCTGTTCTTTGGCAAAGCGGTCCAAGGCGTCGCGCGTGCTTTCTCCCAGCTTGCGGTCGATGCCCATCTTGCTCATGGCTTCTTTGGTGGTCATGCCACTCTTGAGGGCATCGCGTTCAAAGTTGCGGGCGGCGTCCCCGGCGTTGCGGGCGCCGAAAAACTGGTTGCGAGTTTGTTTTGTTAGCTCGCGCATTGCGCGATCCTGCATTCGGTTTTCGTTGCGTATCTGCGCTGCGGCAGCCGAGCGAAACATCCCGCTTTCCTCCAGCTGGGCTGCGCGGGGCGCGTAGCGGTCTTGCTCTGCCTGTAGGCGCATGAGTGCGGTGCGGGCATCGACGTCGCCGCCTTTGGACATTTCTTGCAGGCGCTCAAGTGCAGTTTGTGGGCCTTTAGCGGAACGACCGCCTTTAGCTGAACTTTTTGGTTCTGCTGGCGGGACAACTATGGGAGCACCGCTGGGCCCGGCACCTTGAAACGGGAACCTTCGATTGTCAGGGTTAACCCCCATCTCTCCCGTTTCGGGTGGGCCGCCGAAGGGATTAAATCCACCGCCAGCCAACATTTCTTCCCGCGCGGATGCCATATTGTCTCCAAAGGTTTTGGCGTCAAAGCCCGCAGCGCGAACGGCGGCAGCTAGTTTTTCGGCGGCCGCGGCGGTCTCTAGCGTGCGGTCCTTCATGTCGAGCAAGGGGTCTCTCATGTTGGCCTCGTACGATTCCTTGAAGCTCTGTGGAGCTCCCGCCAAGATTCCGGCCCACTCTGACTTTAGATTGTCCGCCTCATAATACATGATGTTGGCGATATCCTTGGCGGCTTGATCGGCTTCTGCTTTTGCCGCCCGCACCGCCTCGGTGGCCGCTCCCATGAAGGGAATTTCTTCTAATATCGGTATCAGAAACCCCGAGATGCTAGAGGCGATTTTGGCGCCGAGCATATCAAAGGCGCCAAAGATAAACGCCATGGTTGTCGAGCCAGGATCAAACAACTGACGAAGCGCATCGGCCACAGTAGAAATTGTTGCCATGCCGGCCGCGGCTATTTGATTGATGGCATTGAAGGCCGTGTCTCTTGCGGTCAGAAACATAACACTCAGTCCATCGCCGAAGTTGCCCGAAGTGATCCCGGCAATGGCGGTGCGAATGTTATCCAATGCGGTGCTAAGACCGAGGCTGGCATTGATCCACTTAAGGGTCTGCTCAATATAGCCTGCAACGGCCTGGCCAAAGCCCGCAGCGTCGATAGTGGCAAGTTGCGTCGTGATCTCGGCCAGAGCGGGTGCCAAGCGCTCAAGGATACCGGCAGCAAATTCTTTTCCCTTGTCACCAATGGCCGCAAAGTTGTCGCCCACCGTGTCTAGGACAGCGGCAACGCGGTCCATTACCTCCGGCGTGCTGCCGAGTTGAGACCTGGCAATGTCCAGTTCCGTGCCCATTGCGCGCAAAAGCGGGATAAGTTCTCCGCCGCTGCGACCTAAAAGCTGCATGGCTAGGGCCGAGCGATCTGAGTCGGTGCTGACGCGGGCGAGCGCATTGCCGACAGCTTGAAGTTGCTCGGTCGGTGTCTTGTTTTTGAGTTCTTCCAGGTTAAGTCCGAGTTTGGAAAATGCTTCGGCTTGTTCCTTGCCTCCCTGCCCCGCCTCAACAATAGCTCGCTGGAGGCGGTTGATAGTAGGGCCGACGCTATCGGCGCCAGCACCGGCGTTTTGAAAGGCACGTTGAAGAATGACTAGGTTCCCAGCACTCTCCCCAGTGCGAGCGGATAGTTCGTTAAGTTGCCCGCCCATGGCGATGGCCGCATTGAAAGCCTGAGCCGCAGCCCGCACGCCGAGAAAGGCAGCGCCCACGGCAAGAACAGCGCCGGCCATCTTGGCAAAATGGTTGGCCACCCCCGCGCTGGCCTTGCTGGCAATGTCCTGCATTGCCTTGGCTCCGCTGGAAAAGCCAATGGTATCGAGCGAGGCGTTAAATTTGATCGACTCTCCGGCCATTTGCTTGGCGGGCTAGTGTCAAGAATTAGACGTATTTCTTGTATTGCTTCCCGCTTGCCGAGGTTCTCATCTCAAAAACCCCACCTCGGCGACCCGTGTTGAAGGATGGTCCTGCTGAGGCTGCAGCGCTTGCTGAGGTTTGTGATTGCTGGCTTGGTGAAGCGGACGAGCCGACTGTTGCCAGCCCAGGGTAACGATCTAGAGTTTTCTTGATTTTTCCAGTGGCCGCTAGTTTGACCGCTTGGCTGAAGTAATTGGCCCGAGCGTTGAGGGCCTTGCGAAAAGCCGCCCCGGCTTGGGCCCATCGGTTCATCCTGGTCAAGTTGTTAACAAAGCCGACTTCATATTTGCTACCGCTTCCCTTGCTGACCACTTCAATGAGGTTGCGCATGTCGCCTTTTTTGTGGTGGGCCGCGTTACGAAGATAGGCCGGCGCCTTTACCGGGATGCCAAGCTGCTCGCCAATCTTGACGAACATGGAGGCGGCCAAGCCGCGGGCTTTTTGTTTGTTCTGCAAAGACTTGGCGCGCTGCTCTTGGATCTGACGCCAAAGCCACGCCGGGTAAGCCTTGGGCTCGTTGCTGCGGCTAAAGTAATAGACCAGCTTGCCGCCTTTACCCGCCGACCGGCGCTCGGCGGCGCGTTGGCGCAGGCGAGCGATTTCCCCTGCCGTGTATTGCTTGCCGGTGCGCGACTCTGGGCCAGAGTAGTCAAAGCTGTATTGCGCGCCAGGACGCTTCTGGTGGTTATTCTCAATAGTTTTGACCGTGGCCTTCTTGGTCATTTTGACCGCGCTGGTCAGGGCCGCGCCGAGCTCGTGCTTAATCACGGTCTCAAAGTCCTTGCCGCTAATCCGCATGACGTCGCGCATGGCCGACTGAAAGCGGCGGGCGGCTTTTTCATCGGGTGCAACCTTGGCCTGCATACTTAGCCACCGCCTGTCAGCGCATCAGCCAGCAAGGCATCAATGTCCCTGCCGCCCTGCTCTCCGCTGTCGATCCACCGCGGCGTGCGACCGCTGGTCAGTTCGTCCCAGACGATAAGTTGGTTGAGCGCGGCCAAGGGCAGATGCCACATGGCTTGCTCGAGGGTGATGCCGTACTTGCTGACCCGCGCGGCAAGGCAAAGCTGCCAAGCCGGGCGAGCCCTTAGACTTTTGGGCCGTCGCCCTCGGCGCCACCGCCCACGCTTTGCGTGATGGTGGCGGCCACCCGCTCGATCTGCCCGGTGATCCAGGGCGTAAAGGCGAAGAGGTCAGCCGGCGCGCGGTGATCCATCCACTCGTAGATGTCTCCGCGCAGGTCATCGATGGTGGCGATCCGCCGCCGGATGTCGGTGATCGGCATACTGTGAAGGTAAATAAACGAATGCACCGCAAAGGCGTAGTCGCCATCCTGCTCGCCGGTTACGAAGCTGTTCTTCAGCCGCGACAGGAGGCTCCAGGTGGCGGCCGTGACGGGCCGCAGGGTGATGCCGTTGATTTGTTCTTCGCCACCAAGGGCCGAAGCCTCGAGGAGCGACTCTCTCTTTTCTGGGTCGATATCCATATCGACCCGCGGGAAGTGTCAATCAGCCTGGGAAGCCGCGCAGCTGGGCGCCGGTCACGCTGTCGTAGATCGGGCCGCCGCCATCACCGGGGTCGTATGGCCAGTATTCGGATGGGGTGACAGTAATGGAACCGGAGGTAATGGGAGCAAATTGACCATACAACCATGAAGGAAGCGTCAGCCCGTCCATAATGATGGTCCCACCTGAGACGCTGCCTGGCTCCACTAACGATGTCCCAATGAAACCAGCACCGTTAGTATAACCCAAAGACAGACTAGGATAGTAAACCTCGTCCACTTTTTGAACGCCCTCATCAAACATTAGCAAAGAGAAAGGGATTTCCTCGCCCGGTTCAGTGTCTCCCGGATAAACAACATTGCGTCGGCATACTAGTTGTTTTTCTGTAGTTAACTCTGGAGAGTAATTGTTGCCGTTGAAAAATGTAACTTCCAAGGAGGTGCTAATTGGCACACCTCCGAAGCCCGTTCCAGTCAAAGATGCTGAAACCGTCCATCGTTTAACCAACCAATACCATCGAAGCAGGGTTTTGACGTTCAAGCCGATGGGGTAAGGCGTGCTGACTCCGAATGTGGCGATAATTTCTGGCACTTCGGAAAATGAAAAACAAAACGGCAGCAGTCCCAAATGTCGCACCGTGGCCATGGCTTTTGCTAACTGTCAAAAAACAGGGCGGAGCCGGAGCCCCGCCCTGCCACTACACACACACCACACAAGGTCACATGACCATCTGCGCCACTTGGCGTTTGGTCTCGGGGGAAAGTTTCTCGTCGGCCAGCATGATGCCGCCGTTGGGCAAGTTGACCATGACCAGGCGGCGGCATTTGTTGTGGCCGAGGTCTAACAGGATCTCGCGGTTGTAGAGGCCGGCGCGAGCGCCCGGGAGGTCAGGCAGTTCGGCGCGGAGTTCCTCGCAGGCTTCTTGGCCGTCAAGGATAGCCTGGACGATGCGAGCGGTCGGCACGCCGTTGGCGCCGTCGAGCTCGAACCAGTAGTGCCAGGTCTCGCGGCCTTTTTGAACAACGCGGGAGATAGGGTCTTGCTGTCGCGGCTTGGCCCCCACCGTGCAAAGGGTGGCGGCAACTTTGGTATCGGTCGTGGCGTAGTATCCTGCTTGCATAATCTCTGATCTCTAAGCGCCCATTGGGCGCGCTGACTTAGAAGCCGTGGTTGCTCGCGCCGATCGTCACCTGAATAAAATCGTTAGGTGCTCGGTTGATGGCCACGGAATCAACAAAGAAGGTGCCGGTCACCCCGCCGAGGCCGGCGGTGGCGTTGGCCAAAGTAACGGAGGCGCCGATGGTCGGCGTGGTCGACTTGAGGTAGCCGCTCATGTTGGCGACAGACTTTTTGCCGTGATAGGCAACGGCCACATGATCGCCGTCCTCGTCAACCACGATGGTCTTGTCCGAGTCGGAGGTCTGAGAAAAGGAAGTAAACACGGCAACGGTCTCGGCCGAGCCGCCAAAGGTGATAGAAGTCAGTCCGACAATTGTTGCACTCATTTGATATGGGTGCGGTGTCAACCTAGTAGGCTTGACTTTAGCGGCGCTATAGCTTAAAAAAGACAGCGGCAGCAAGGACGCTAATCCTTAACTGCCGCTTGACCCTTCACATACTTCAGATATGCAAAAGGCTTCCGATAGCCCTACCAGACCAAGTTCAGAAATCAAGCGAGGCACTCGCCGCGCTGACGGCAAAAGGTTTTATTCTTACCTTCTCAGAAAAAAGAAAGACGGCTCCAAGGTTTTTGACGAGCTTTGGCTGTCAGACAAAGCCTGGAGCAATAAGATTGCGTCCAATGTTAGGTGGCAAACCGCCAATAAAGAACGGCGAAGCCAGACCAATCGGGCCTGGAGAAAGCAAAACCCAGACCGTCACAGAAACAACGCCTTGGCGTGGAAAGATAAAAATCGAGAAAAATTTTCTGAATACCAAAAACAATGGGCCAGCGAAAATAGAGACAAGGTTCGCGCAACTCTTAAAAGACATGATTCCAAAATGCGGAAGACCAATCCAGCATATGTGCTTAAAAAGGCCATGCGATGCCGAATCTATATTGCTTTGAAGGGTATAAGAAAATGCGGGAGGCTTTACGAACTGATAGGGTGTGGCCTCTCTGATTTGCGCTCACACTTAGAGAATCAATTTGACCAAGGCATGACTTGGAAAAACTACGGAACCACATGGCACGTTGACCACGTTTTTCCTTTAGCTTGGTTTGATTTGTCTGACCCAGCTACGCAGAAAAAAGCATTTAGCTATAAAAATTTGCAACCGCTTTTTGCGGAGGAAAACAGCAGCAAGCGCGACCGCTATGCTGGTAAAAAGCGGTAGAGGCCGACCCTCTGACCCTGCTCCTGCTCGTAGCCCTCGAAGACGGCGTCTTTGACCAGGGCGGCGGTGTCCTTGTCGGCCAGGCACGCGGGCCAGCCGGTCAGGCGCAGGCGTCCGTCAAGCGGTCGGGTAGGCTTCGTTGGCCCAACAGCGGATGTTGAGGCTTCGGCGGAAACTTCGGGTTTCGTTTTCATAAGATACAGGGTCAAACTCCACGGCCCAGACTTTGACGATGTCTTCGGCGTTGAGGTCGGTCACGAATTGGTCGGCGTCGGCCAGATCGGACAAGGTCTTCCAGAGCGACTTAAAGCCGGCGGCCCCGTCATCGTCATCGTCGGGGTCAGGGACAAATCGCTCGTCCCGCTCGGCCTCCGGCGTGAGGTCGGCGGCCGTGACCAGGGTAATGGTCAGGCGGCAGTTCCAGGTCTGCATCCCGCGGACCACCTCCTCGAGCTTCTCGGCGCGGACTGTGATCTGCGGCAGGGTGTCCTCGTCGCTCTCGTCGGCGCTGACGATGCGGACGTCATCAAGGGCCGCGGCGTTTTCTAGGACGGTGACGGTGGCCCGCTCGAGGGATTCTTCGATCGAATAAAGCGTGCTCATCGTTGCTCGGGGCTTTGCAGGGTCAGGTCAATCGAGGCAACGTCGGTGTCGATGCCGACGATTCGGTAGCGGCGGCCGGCATGCTTGACGATGCCGCCCATGCGAAAGTCAGGAGCGCCTTCCTTGAGCAACGTGGCGGTCAAGCCCCGGGAGGGCTCAAAGCCGCCGTCGCCCAGCTGGTTGGCGTAGGTTTCCTCGCCGACCACGGCCGAGTAGGTGCGCTCGCGGTATTCGATCTGGTCGTTGATCGTGGCGATGCCCTCGGTGCAGCCGGCGGTGTAAGCCTGGGCAAATTGACTCATGCGCTGGGGGCGGTGTCGACTTGCGGCAGTAGGTCTGGGTTGCGGCGCCGGAAGATGCCCTCTCCGAGCTTGTAGGCTTCGCTCGAGTTTTCCATGGCGTAGGTATCGTCTGACGGCACGGCCGGATTCCAGAAGGGGTGCTCGTGCTTGAAGACCAAGTCGGATGCCACGAGCAGACCGCTTTTCTCGGCGCGCATGCTGAACTCGGTGTCCGAGAAGATGCCCGGGTAGTCGGGGGCCAAAATGTTTTGCTGGCCGTAGCCGAGCTTGGCAAAGGTCGGCCGGGTCACGCAAAAGGTGACCATGAGCTTGTCGTTGCGGTAGCCGTCTCGGATTTGCAGGATGGCCGGCTGGTCGGAGTCGACGCGGGAGGCCAGTGCCTGGGTGACTTGCTTGTCCCAGTGCAAGGGCGGAAATACGTCATCCTGGGCGGTGATGATGATCTTGCCGGTGGCCGCGTTTGTCGCGGCGTTGTAGTTCTGCACGGCGGTCCCGCCTGTGCGCTCGAGGTGGCCCGCCGGGCTGACGGCGTGGCGAAAGCGGGAGAGCAAATCGACGGACTCTTCATCGTCGGCCGAAAAGCCAAAGATGTATTCGATGCGCTCAGGATCTGCGGCCGAATCAAGCCAGCGTTTGCGGGTGGCGGCGGCCTGTTGGGCGCGGCCGCGGGTCGGATGGCAAATGCTGATCGGGTATTTGTGGGCGGCAATGCGCGCCGTTTCGATCTGGTCGGCCTTCTCTTTCTGCCCGGCCATGCGTAGCCACTGGGTCCAGAGGGTCTCCCCTGCCCACCCGTAGAGGCCGTCGCGGTGGGTCCATTGTTTCTCAATCGGCCGCGGCAGGGCCATCATGCTTCGCAGGTAGGCTTCGGCCGTGACCATGTCGCCCAGGTCGAGGTGCATGGCGCCGAGCAGGGCCAAGGCTTCGCGGCGGTTGGGTTGCGTGCGGTAGGCCGAATGCAGGGCCGTGAGCATGGCTTTGTATTCGGCCGAGCCGGTCTCAAGGATCGGCGGGCGGGCCAGTTCGCAAATGTTAAGGCAAAGCTCGTAGCGTTCGGTCGGCTGAAGGCTGGGGCTGGCTAGGGCTTGTTTAGCCAGGGCCATGGCTTCGGTCTTGCGGCCCGCGCCCATGTATTCGCCATGGAGGTGGTAGAGTTCGCTCAGGCTGCGGTCGGCCTCGGGTATGCTCTCGAGGATGGTCAGGTTGCGGTTGCTCCCCTGCTTGGGTTCATCGTCGGGCAGATGCACCACCACCGGGGCGTCACATCGGGCAATGCGGGCTTCTGGGACAAGTTGGAAGTTCTCGTGGATGCGGTTGACCCACTTGCCTTGGTCGCGCCGCACGAGACGCTCGCGGATGTTGTGGGCGATGCCGCGCCCCGCCACGTCGTGGTAGAGAGCGAAGGCGTCGAAGTCGGGGCCGAACTTAGCGAGAAGCTCGTGCAGGCCGCTGGTAAAGTCGGGGCCGGCGGTATCATCGGCGTCGACCCACAGCGCCCAGGGCTTGGTCGCTAGGTCGAAGGACCGCTGGCGGGCTGCGCCAAAGTCATCGACGTGCGGCCATTCGTTGCCTGGCGCGTTGGCGTAGACGTCGTAGGTGGCGCCGTGCTTCTGGCAGACCTCGGCAATCTTGATGCTCTTGGCCTCGGCCCCGGTGGCATGGACTACCACCATCTCGCTGACGGCTGGGCCGAATTCAGTCAAGCAACGGTCGAGCCGTTTGGGTTCGTTGCCGACAATGACGCAAAGCGCGATCTGCTCGCGCGGGCTTGGGTTCTCCATCTCTGGGCGGTGGAGCTTTGTCAACAAAACGAAAACCCCCGGCGTTGGCCGGGGGCTTCGTATTTGATTGGAGGCTAAACTTACGCTCCGAGGCCGAGCTTCGCGGCGCCGGTGATGGCGCGGGAGGCTCCGAACACGCACTCGAAAGAAACGAAGTGCTTGCCGCTCGAAGGGTTGTAATGCCGGCGATAGCCGAGGGTCAGGCCGCTCATGGGCTCGGTGACCACCGTGGCCGCCAGGTATTCGCTGGGGGCTTGGGGCTCGAGGGCGCGGACGGCGATGGCTGCGGCCGAGGGATGAACCGCCAGAGCCGACAGCGTGATACTGTTGGTCGGGAGGATCATGCTCTCGTAGACGTTCATGCCGAGGACGCGGGGAACGCGGCCTTCGCTGATGACGTCACGGGCGCCGAAGGCGGAAGCATCCAACAGGCCGGACTGCGACAGAAGGCTGTCGTAGAGGGTCGTGTTGAGGATGAGCGCGCGGTCGCTGATGGGAGCCTTCTCGTCGGAGAGCGCCTTGCGGAGGCTGCGGGCGTTCGTGATGGTGAACGCGGACAGGTTGGTCAAGGTCGCACTGAACTGCGCGGCGCTGGAGGCCGTGGTGACGAAGAGGTTGTAGAACGAAGTCAGCACCGACTGAGCCAAGGCGCGGCCCTGCTGGGTGGCGAACTTGGTCACTTCGGCCACTGAAGACTTGCTGTATTCGGTATCCGAGATGGAGACGGTGACGATCTTGTGCGTGTCGACGCTGATCGTGACTTTGTTCATCGTGCCGCCGTCGACTTCGTATGAGTCGTTGAACGTGGTCGCGGTCAGGTTGGCGATAAGCGGAACTTCGACCGAAGCGCCCCGGCGCACGACTTCGTTGGAGTACGAGGTTGTGAAAACGGAGAGCGGCTCGAGGTCCGCGGTGAAGGCTTCAAGCGCGGCTTGCGCGATGAGCTTGTCGTTGAGGCTGGAGTTGATTGTTGCCATAAAATTAGTACACGGAGGCGAGGATTTCGCGCTTGTTGTTGCGGTAGAACTCAACGGCTTCGGCGCCATTGAGACTGTTGAAAATTTGTGCGGGGCTCAATTCCGGCTCGGAGGGCACCACGGTCGCGGCGTCGATTCCGACAGAAGCGACAATCGCGGCAGCTTGTTCGCCGGCGCTTTTTGCGGCGGCAGTCAGAGCGGCGATCTCGTCATCCTTGCCGGCGGACTCGGCGGTCAGGCGGTCGACTTCGGCCTTGAGGGCTTCGATCTCCTTGGCGATATCCTCGCTGGCCTGAGCCTGCGCGGCGTTGTTGGCGTCAAGGTCGGCCTGGAGGGCGTCAACCTTGGCTTGCAGTTCGGCGTTCATTGCTTCCGAGGAGTTGTCAACGGCGACCTCGTCAATGACGGGTGCTTCGACCGGCGCAACCACTTCGGCGGCGACCTCTTCGGCGAGGATGGTTTTGGATTTACGAGCCATAGAATGGGAAAAGGTGTCAAACCGCGCGCGGGCAATGGCCGGGCTAAGAGAGGCCGCGGCCTCGATGCCGTCTTCGATCTCGTCGGCAAAGCCCATGGCCACGCTCTGCGTAGCGTTGAGCCAGGTCTCTTCGTCCATCATTGCGGCGATGTCCTCGGCCTCCATGCCGGTCTTGCGGGCATAGGCGTTGACCAAAGTGTTCTTGAGCTTGTCGAGGACGTCGGCCTCTTTGCGAAGATCGTCAGCGTCGCCCATGGTCATCGACCAGGGGTTGTGGATCATCAGCATGGCGTTGTCGGCGATAAAAACTTCCTCGCCGGCCATGGCGATGACCGAGGCCATCGACGCTGCAAGTCCGTCAACGTGAACGGTTAAGCCGCCTTTGTGGCGTCGCAGGGCATTGTAAATGGCGGCGCCTTCGATGACGGAGCCTCCGACGGAATTAATGCGGAGGTGAATGTGCTGGCCTTTGAGCTTTTTGACTTCGGCCATGAAGTCTTTCGCGGTAACTCCGCCAAAGCCGATCTCGTCGTAAATAGAAACTTCGACTTCGGCTTCGCCGTCCGAGGCTTTGTGAATTGCATACCAGTTGGACTTCGAGGCCATGCCCTCGGCCTCGTTGTCAAGTTCCTCGCTTTTGCGGTTGGCCCACGACTGACCGGCGTCCCCACCCCACAGAGCCCATGCGATACGGCCCGCGCTTGGATAGCCATCTTCCCCGGGGCGAAAGCCCTCGGCCTCTTTGTCCACCTCGTGCCGGGCGAAGTAAGACTTCATACGACGGACGGTGTCGGGCGAAAGGTTCTTGCGGTTTTTGATGTCGCGGGCGCGGGCTACTCCGACTTCCGTGCCGCCGCGATTGTATTCTTCGCGCCAGGCAAGGCCGCGCTCGGCCTCCTCGGCCATGAGCTCGGTGGGCTGGAGGTCAACGGCCATCGGGCGCTAATGAACTGCCGTCATCATCGGTGACGGGCTGTTCTTCGGATGCCTGTAGTCCGCTGGAAAGCGTGATCGGGCTGCGCGTCGGGCTTTCTTGCCACGCTTCTTCAACTTGCGGCGGCACTTGCGGCAGACGCATTTGTTCGCGGACGGCACGCTCGTCTTCCACGTTTGGAGTAATGACGCCAGCGCGGACCGCGACGCCGTAGGTGTCGAGAGTGTCTTTCACTGGATTGCTCGCTGGATTCGGGTTGAAGGTAGCAATTTGATCTGGGTGCAGTCTGAACTCCGCGGCCAAGTCGGCCAGGTACTTGGCCTCGGTGGCGCGCTGACGCAGCTGGTCTTTCCACTCAAGGCCGCGCTCGCTGTAGTCTTCGGAGTAAGTGCGGAGGCCAGAGCGGACGTCGTTCAAGTTGGCGGCGGCTTCGCGGCCGTAGTCGACGGAGGCGGCTGCCGGGCGCTGCCACTCGACCTTAAACCAGTTGTCGTTCTGCGGGATGAGGCCGCGCTGCATCCCGATCGTGATAACGTGTGCCCACACACGGGAGCATAGGCGGTCGATCAATAGGGCTTGGCGTTGCTCAAAGGTGCGTTGCGCTCTGACTAATACGGCGCGCAGGGCGGCCCCGCCGGCCTCGGCTGGGCGGGCGGCAAACTCCCAGGGCACGCCAAGGTTGAGACAGACTTCGCGCAGAAGGACGTCGCAAAACTCGCGGAAGTTTTGGCTTGGGCGGTTGCTTGTCCATGAGATCAGGTCTTCGCCCATGCCGAGGCGCGGGATGGCGCCGCCGGCGTTGCCGAGGCTTTCTACCGTGACCTCGCTGTTGTCCTGGGCATTGACGCTGGCGGTGGATTCTCCAAAGAAGTCGGCGCCCTGCGGGTTGCTGCTCTTGATCGCCAGGGCAATGTAGGAGGAAATTTTGATCGCCATCTTCTCAAAGCCGACCGCGTCGCCTACGTCTCGAAGGTGGTTGATCGACGGGGCGAGCGGTGTGACGTAGCGGAGCTCGTCGCCCTGGCTGGCCTCGCCAACGTGAATCAACTGCTGGGCAGGAATGTCCTCGAAGCGGGCCGATGGGTCGATGCCGTCGCCCATGAGGTAACGATAGAAAATGGGGCGCAGCTGCGGATTGACCACCACGCCGTCGATGATGTTCTGGCCGCCTTCCCGAGCCGTCGGGTTGGACGGCTCGTAGATCGAGGAGCGCGCGTCGCCGATGCGGTGGGCCAAGATGAGTTGCAGGGCCGGATAGCCGGTGGCGTGCGCGGTAGCGCGGAAGAAGACCTCGCCGTCGCGGTCGATGGCGATCGAGGCGATGCGCTGCATTTCCCGCCAGGTGTATCGGCCTTGCAAGTCGGCCACGCGGGACCATTGCTCGAAGAAAGTCTCAGCGGCCAAGTCCCACGCTTCGTCGCCCGAGCGGGCTTGCGGTCTGATGCCGCTGCCGACCGAGTAGCGGGCTTTCTCGTTGACGAGGCCGCGGAGAAATGGGGCGTTGTTGTAAAGCCAACGGGAGAGCTTCATCAGCCGCTCGCGGTCGGCGCCGGATACGTCGATGTGCGAGTCGACCGCGGTGGCGTTGTAGGGAAAGCGGCGCTGGATGGACGGCCGGGCGGCGTCGTAGCTCTGGGCCTTCGGGTTGAAGGCACGGGTCACAAGTTTCCAGCGGTCGGCTAATTTCATACGAGCGGGTAGTTAAAAGCCATGATGGCGGTCTTGCTGGTCTTGCGTGTCAGCCAGAGCTCGAGGTCGGCGTCCGACAGGCTGCGGATCTGGTTCCAAGCGTAGAAAGCCAACTCGGCCACAGTGCCAGCGGTCTGGTCGGGCGGGAGCGAGTAGCTGTAAGACTTGCCACCCATCGAGGCGCTGACCAAGACGCGGCCGCCCTCCTTGGCCACGGTGAAGTTGTTCGACGCTATGGTCTCAAGCGCCGCAACTGTTTTTGTGGCGTCTTTGCTGTTGGCCACCCAAACGGAAAAAACAAAGGAGCGCGGAGACATTGCTCACGCGATGGGTTGTCAATCGGTGGGCTTCGCTTTGTGCTTGGCCCACCGGGCCATGATGGCCGCTCGGGCCTGCTCGCTACTGCGGGCCTTGAGCGGCGACTTGACCTTGCCTCCCTTGCTCCCGGTTGCGCGGGTGTCCACGATGTGCGCGGGCAGGGTCTTGTTGCAGTGAGGGCATTTCATACCGCATCCTTGCATTGAGCGCAGTCGCAGGCAATCACGCGCTCGGCATAGGCCGCGCTGCTCGTGTCTTCGTGGATGCCGTGAACGTGGTCGCCCTCCCAACGCCATCCGGCCTTGAGGTCGATCCAGTAGCCATCGCTGTCGGCGTATTCGCTGGCGATGTGCTTGCGGCTGAGTTTGTATGTCTTGAGCATGGGTCTTTGTCCAATTAGGCGATGACCATGCGAATGCGGCCATGCCGATCAAGCACCGCTCCGGTCTGACGCTCGTATGCCGCGAGCAACCGACGAGCCGAGTGAACGATGGGCGCAAGGTAGGCGTCAAATCCACCGGGGCCAGACATTGCCTCGTCGCCGTAGTAAGCGGCATCGTTGAGCAGTTCGGGCATCGCTGGATCATCGACGCGCATGACGTAGCACTTGCCCACGGTCTTGATGATGACGGGTGTGGCGCAGTCGCGCTCGGCGTGGTCATCAATGAACAGCGCGGGAAGTTTGATTGTCTGCGCGGCGGTGGTGTTCCCCGCGCCCGTTGTGGTGTTCTGTGTTTTCATTACTCCCCCACAATACGCCAGCAGCTTGCGTATGCAAGAAAAAAAAGCATCTTTCTGAAAGTTTTTTTGCCCCCTTTTGTTTTACTCTGTTACAGCGCCCACTTTCGGCTTGATGATGTTGCCGTATTCGGCCAGGGCGAGGATCATCAGTTCGGCGTCGAGCATGTGGTTGGGCCGGCGGCCGATCTGTTTCCAGAGGTAAGTCTCGCGGCCGGTCAGGGGTGAGCGGCGCATGATTTTGCGGTGGGCGTCAAGGTGCGCTTTGTATTCTTCAGAAGCATCGGCGGCTACGGTCCACGCCGGGCCTTGGCCTCCGCGGAGCCACTCGAGGACGTCTTGCGCGGCCGGCGAACTAAAGAGCATGAGGAACCAGCCGCGGCGGTAGGGCTTGATGACGGAAATGGCTTTGCGGAGGGATTTGCCGAATTTGACCCCGTAGCCCTCGAGGCGGTCTTCGCCCTTGGCCGGGATGTATCGGTTGCGGACGCAAACGTCCAAGACTTCGTCGGTGCGAAAGCCGCTGTCGACCACGACCAGCTTGGCCATCATGCCGCCAATGTTGCGGAGATTATCTAATCCAAGCTCCGCAACTTTGAACTCTAGGTCGGCCCAGGTCGTGAGACGTCCTTCGTCGATTAGCTTGCTGCCGCCGTCTTTGGCAAACGAGCGGCAAACGAAATAGAAGCAGTCTTGCTGCACGTCGACGGCCATGATGCGGGCCGTGCCTTCCTCGACCGGCGAGCGCAGGGTGTATTCGCCGACGGTGAGCGGTCGGCTATCGGTGGTCATGGCTTCTTCCCAGGGCTCGGCCAGGATGCTGTTGACGAAGTCCTGCAAGCCCATGAGGGATTGCTTGTCTTGGAGGAATTTGACGGCGAGGGCGCCGAAGCTGCGGCGGACGGAGTAGAGGGCGCTGAGATGGTAGCTGCGATGCCCGGGGAGAGCGCCGAGGTTTTCAGCGCGCCATTCGCCTTCGCGGAGCATTTTGGTTTTGAGCGCGTCGGTCAGGTGGCCGGCGCAGTGCGGGCACTCGAGGCGGGCGGTCTCGCGGACGCGCTTTAGATCCCATCGGTTGTCGTCGATCTTGGCATCTTTGTCCCACTTCATCATGGGCCAGTTAAGAAGCGTCATCTCGGCGCAGTGCGGACACGGCACCCAGAAGCGGCGCTGGTCGCCCTCGAGCCAGGCTTTCCAGATCGAGCCTTCCTGCGTGGTCGGCGTGCTGGTCTGCACGATCAGGGCCATCGGAAAGGACGCAGTGCGCTGCACGGCCAGCTGCACGGCCGCGGCCTCTTGCTTGGTCTTGGTCTTGTATTTATCGACCTCGTCGAGACAGAGCAGCGAGATGGAACGGCCGGCCAAGTTGCCCGGGCTGTTGGACCCGACAAACCAGAGGTGCATCCGGCGAAAGGCTTGGTCGAGGTTTTTGAACTTGTCCTTGTTGCCTGGCATTTCGGCGCGCAGGACTTCGTTGTCGTCGATCATCACTTGCCAGCGGGACTCGGAAAACGACTGCGCGTTTGTCTGGGTGTCGAGCACCCAAAGGGCCGGTGCCGGTGCTCGGCAAAGGCGGTAGGCCATGCCGACTTGGATGGCCGTGCTCTTGGCGACTTGGGCGCCGCAGAGGAGCGCCATGGAACGGACGCCACTGGCCGGGTGGAAGGCGTCGAGCCACTCGCGCATGTAAGGGTAGGAGCGAACGCGGAACGGCCCGGGCGATGAGGTGAAGCGAGACGAGAAGGAGATGTTGGCCTCGGCCCACTCGGTGACCGACTGCCTCGGGTGCGGCACCCATTGGGCGCGCCAGGTTGCGCGGGTCGCCGCGGCTGAATCAGGAATCCAGGCGCAGGGCATTGCCGGTGTTGCTTAGGGTGGAGAAGACCTGCTCAAGGTAGTCGGCCACCGTGTCGCGGGCCAACTCGGGGTCGGCAGGGTTTGCCGCCTGGGCAACGGAGGACGGCATGGCCTCGAGCAATGCGCGCAGCTTGCCGGCCTCCTCGGAGATGATGCCCTGCACTTGATCACGGTGCATGAGGGTTTGCGACTCCAGCTCGCTCTTGATCATGTCCCGCTTGCGCGTCTCGTGCGCCTCTTCAGCGTCGCGGACAGTTCGGCTGGCGGCGGCGCGCTCTTGAATGGACCCGGCATTCTCAAAGTCCTGCACGGCAAGCCGACGGAGGCGGTCGGTCACGGCCAGTTCGTCCGATAGCTCCGCGGGCTCGGAGGTCGCCAGCGCCGACTGCCGCGGCGCGGACGGCATGGCCTTCGCCCGCTTGGCCCCAATGTTGGCGGAGCGCCATGCCTGGGCCGCCTCGACCGAATCAGTCGGCATCCCCTTCTTTGCCAGTTGGGCCACCGCCGGCTGACTGATGCCTAGGGCTTTAGCGATCTGGCTCTGACTCATGCGGGTATAAGCACCTGTCAATGCTTATGGCTCACAGGAAAACATCGGTCTGTT